ACCAGCTTATTTTTAATTTGCAAATAGATTAATTATACACAGGCATATAGTAAGTATTACCACCAACTGTTATTGGCAGATAACCAGCTACAGTAGTGTGTGAACCTTGAGCCAAATCACTGTCAGTAGCAAGTGTCCCAAATTTAACTTGCATATTTGGAAACATTGCAGCATATCTATTTACAGAGAAAAATACATCGTCTGTATTGCCTATCTGAAAAAAGAATGTACATTTATCGCCTTGATTTTTAACCAGTAATTTACCAGCAACGTTGTTACCATTTTTGAAATTTTGCATGTAAATTACATCACCATCATCTAATCCACTATTTAGGTTATAGTCTTTAAAAGCGGCTGTTTCGATTAACGGTGTGTTTGCAACGTCACTTAATTTAATGCTTGAACCTGTCATATACTGATTAATAGCACTATCAAGGTTACCTAACTGCCACGCAATTTTGCCGCCCCACGGTAAGAATATAAATGGGTTATTTTCTTTTATACTATTATTTTGAAAAACAATTCCCTGATTAAAAGGCTTAGGGTTAGCGTGAATAATGATAGCTGTATCACTGCCTAAAGACTCCTCACTATCAAGTCCCAACCCACTTGAAAGATTTAAGCCAACACACATATCATTAAGCGTGAAAGCATCATAAGGTTTAAAATCTTTAGGATTACTGCCCATTCTTCCGTTGTCAATTTCAACACCAAATACAGATCCACCAGCGTAATATCTATTTTCAAAATATCCGCCCCATGACGGTACATTTGGTTTTGATGAGTCATCAGATTGTGCAATTCCTTGTATACCCATTGTAATCTGGTCATATGTGTTAGGGTTATCTCGTGTTCTTGAAAAACCACTTACAGCCGCCTTGCCATCACCTGATGCAGAAAGAATTGTAACATTAGTATATGGATTGCTTCTATGGTTTTTTACCCACTCGTTATTATCTACACCAGTGAAAGACTGTTTTATTTTCATAAATGCATTTACAACAAAATTAATGCCTGTAAATGTTGCGTCTACCATATTAGCAATTAATTTGTTTTTAAATGTTAATGTAGCATTACCATTATATTCACCTGTATAAGTACCATTTACACTAACGCTTTTAGATGATGCATTTACTTCTGTAACAGCACCACCGTTATTAATACTACTTACGCCATCAACGTGTCTACTGTAGTTACCATCTACATCTGTTTCTAAATTTTTACCAGTAACAGTAATATCCCCTGTGACATTTTCAGTCTTATTGCCACTTAAAGTAGTTTCAGAGTTTTTACCAGTAACAGTAATATCCCCTGTAACATTTTCAGTCTTATTGCCACTTAAAGTAGTTTCAGAGTTTTTACCAGTAACAGTAATATCCCCTGTAACATTTTCAGTCTTATTGCCACTTAAAGTAGTTTCAGAGTTTTTACCAGTAACAGTAATATCCCCTGTAACATTTTCAGTCTTATTACCGCTCAACGTAGTTTCAGAGTTTTTACCAGTAACCGTAATATCCCCTGTAACATTTTCAGTCTTATTGCCTTGTAAAGTTTCAACAAAATCATTAGCACTTACATTAACATTACCAGAATAAAATTCCTTATTGCTTTTACCAGCAATACAAATATTATTCCTTAACCCAGTGTCAACATAATCTTCGTTTGCTCTACTAATCATAGCAGAAATTTTATTATCATTTCCACTAATCATTAAACAAGTATCACAATCAGCTACACTGTTAAAATCGTAGTTACCGTCATTAGCCTTAATATCAATTACACTTACACCACCAACTTTACTCAAATTGGTAAACAGCATGTTTTTAGCCTGTACAACAACATTACCATCAACACTAAAGCAATTCTCAACAGCGTTTCCGAATATAATATTGTCACACTGTAAGTGACCATCACCTACAAAAGAAAACAAATTATATCCATCCTTAATAATCAATTCGTTAAACATAACATTGCTACCTGTTACATTAACAACATCAACATCATTAACTTGTATACCGCTATTACCATCAACAGTAAGACCGACAACAGATAAATCACTTACATTACCATTGATTAATGCTTTAGTAGCACCACCTTTTAACACAATCTTAGTGCTGTATCGGTCAAAACCAAACAAAGACACACCGTTTTTCATTGTCAAAGGCTGTGATAAATAACTACCATATGGGAAATAAACAGCACCACCATTTGCACTTGCGTAATCAATACAACCTTGAATAGCGGCTGTATCATCAGCACTACCGTCACCTACAGCTGGTGTGATCCCCTCTGGTGGATATTTAACATTAAGAATATAATTAGCCAAAATATCCCTAACAACTTCACCGATTGCACCACTAGTGATATATTTTTCAATCATTTCGGCAATGTAATCTGGCAACAGATTATTGTTTTCAATTAACTTATTAAGCTGGTAACAGAACTTATCTATCTGTTCCCCATAACTTAAAGCGTCTGAATAAACAGTCGGTAACACTAGCCACTTAGCACACATAGCTGGTTTTACAACATTCCAATTACCCATAACACACCTCTCTTTCTTACCACAAACCAAAGAATAATTCTTCTAATTCATTTATTACCATCATATCAATGTTAATAAATGTACGTCTGTAATCATCAATACGTTTGCTAAAGTTTTCACCACCATTACTACCAATAACTCGTTCTAAATAGTCCTCTGTATTACTTAATGTAGTATTACTTGTTCCATTCATATCAGAATTAAATGTAGTATCCGTAGTGCCTTCAACACTTGTACTACTAGAGCCATCTGAATTTCTCTCATTTTTAACTGTTTCATAAACTGTCTGTTCTGTAGTATCATTTGATGCACCAGCAAATGTATTTGTAGCACTATCAATAGTAGCATTAGTTAAGTATTTACCAGCTTGTAAGTCATTAATAGCCCCTTGCGGTGTATCAGAATACATATTAGTTCCATTTCCTGTAGTATTCTGATTTTGCGTACCATTAGCTGTACCATTTGTTTTATTATTCCTACTTTCATTGTCATTAACATTCTCATTATTATTTACTTCTGTATTCTGACTATTTTCAACATTATTGCTACCATTTCTTTTTTCAGTGTTTTCAGTATCTTTTGTTCCTTTTCCTTCAACTTTTCTTTCTCTTGTTAAATCAACATCATAAAGTGGGTTAAATTCAATTAATTCACTTTTATAAAGCTGATTGTAATAAGGCATAATTTCATTAAGTTTTGTATTTAACTTTAATTCCCACAAACCAACTGTTTCAAGTCCAATTTCCCTTGTATAGTAATGTCTTAAAATTTTAGTTTCAAGAACGCTTCTATAAGTTTCATCAAAAATAGGAAAATTAAAGTCAAATACTTTTGGTAAACAGTTATTAATAACCTGCTCAATATTATCATAACCAACGCTTTCATCAAGTCCAGCATAATGTTCGCAAATATATCTAACTTCTGTTGTATACTTACTCATTCGCATTACCTCCGTTATCAACGTCAGTTTTCATTAACGTATCTGTCCATATCTTCATCAGTATATGCCTGTACATCTGCACGATATTCAACGTCAACATTTAAGCCAAACATAGCGTTAATCTGTTTACAAGCCTGTTTTCTCATTTCCAGTCTTGTATACCGTGACGCTACAGTACTCCCCATATTTCTGCTGACTTCATCAGTAACCATACGTTCCTTTTTAATCATTGAAACATTGCTAATACCCAAATATGCCATAGCATCATTCCAAATTTGAGTTTTAGTTTCATAAAGTTTATCTGAAATATATGGGGCGCCAGTTGTAAGTGCTTGTACTTTCTTCATGTCAATATCTTTGTTTCCAAAAATAAAAGGCTCATTCCCATCATATTGTGCATAAAGATTTTTCATAGTTAAACGTTGGTTTTCATCGCAAGTAATCATAACAGGTGTTTTCTGTGCTTTTATATTTACAAGCATTGTCCTATCGCACTCGTATAATTTTTGTGCGAATAATTCAATATCAACTAAACAATTTGTGTGTAACATATTGTTAAATATGATAACAGAATTATTTTCATCTAACCTCATATTATAACCATTTGACGCATAAGCTGTTCTTATTTTAGGTATCCTGTAAACATCTAAATTACCGCCTATCATTGTCTGCAACGCAAGGTATTTATCCATTACATCATCTTTAAAAAACACAGCCATACCGTCAGAAAATAACGTTAATTCCAAAAACCGTGAGTCAACACTATCTGGTAAACCATTCCATTTAAACATGCTAATTGCTAATTCTGTTAAACGGTTATAGTAGTGTATAAAAGTCCTGTTGTTTAAATACGAACTTTCCCACGGACTTTTATTTTTTCTTTTAGCCATATCATCCTCCTATACTGTTATCAAGATAATAGTTTCCAATTTCGTCACCATTTTTCCAGAATGTTATACCGTTATTATAACAACCTTTAATCTTAGCCATATCATCAGTTGGTACACTACCTACAATATTAACATTCATTGTTTTAACATAATTCCAATGAGGCCTAGTTGATATATTTGGTAATTTTACACGATGGATAGGATAGCCATACACATTCCAGTATTCGTCAATAATTTGAGCAAATTCTCTTCTAATGTGCATATGCATAAAAGCAAAATCTTTTATACCTAAAGCTGTCATAGCAGAATTTCCTTGCGAATTTTGTGCTTGCGCTGGTAATGTCGCATGTTGAACTACACCAGCAACTACACCAGCAACAGCGGCAATTCCAGCTATAGCCGCAACAGGTATTCCACCTATAGCTAAAGCTGTTCCACCAGCGGCTATAGTTGCCCCGGCTCTTGCCATACCACCAGCAATAGCCGCACCACCACCAGCAAGTGATACTAACTGTGATACACCAGTTTGTGCAAGCCATGCCTTAAAACTGTCAGTATTATAGGAACACTGTGGAAAACCATCAAGTATCATTTTTTCGTTATAATTGGCAATTACACCTTTATAGTTTTTAGGAAATAGCACAATTTGTGGATTGCATGACATATCACCAGCTAAACCAAAGGTACAATTATCTGGGTCAGTAAAATATTCATATGGAAATGAAACTCCCACACCATTTAAGTTAGTAACGTATAAAAAATTATATGGGTAAGTATATAATTTCTTATTTTTAGGTGTATATCCACCAATAGCACCAGATACCTGCTTTGATTTATTAACATCATAAACCTGTACAGAACCACCTATTGTACTAACCATATTTTTAGGCATCATAAAAACTGATACTATACCACTAGCTTTATTAGCTGTAGTTGCTTCATCAATAAAATCATTGACGTCTGTATAGTTGTCAAACACGTTATAGCATAAACCTGAATAAATTCCGCTATACATACCACCGGCAACATCGTTTAAATCTTTATCAAATGTAGCCGCAACAACAATGCTTTTTGCTCCTAACAAATTAGTACCATCAAAATCATCTGAAACGTATTCTCCTAGTTCTAAATCGTCTGGTATAAGATTATCACCAACGTTATCCGTAGCACTGTGTTCTCTTTCTATGAAACTAGGCATAACTCTGTAATCAAAATACCATGTCTGCATAACATCAAGTTCAAATGTAATATTTGACGCTTCATTATTTACATATTCAACATTTGTTATAAAAGCATAAAACCATTTATTTCCAAATGATGTATTCTGAAACATGATGTAATTACAGTCATACAGATTATCAGCTAATATCCCTACACGCAAAATTCTTTCTTTACGCTGATAAGTATAATTAGCTACAGTATATTTTACCAATGTAGCAAAATAACTAGCCTGTTCTGATGAACCATTGAAATGTATAGTATGCTGATATGTGTTATCCAAATTAACATTGCGTAAAATTCTTATAGTAGAATTTGGTGCGATATACATATTTTACCCTTTCTAATAGACTTACCCACAAATTAATGTGGATAAGTCTAACAAAATGTGTATTAAACGGCTGGTGTATTAACCGTAGCAGTTCCTTTTTTAGATACATCATAGTTACTTGTTGCTGTAACTGTAATAGCAGTTGACGCTGGCGCATTAGCAGATACAGTAACCTTACCGCTGTTGTCAACAGTAGCGTATTCACTGTTCACAGACCATGTTACACTTTTTGGTGCAAAATTAACTGTAACAACGTTAGCATTTAACTGCACACTCTGTCCAGCTGATACTGTTGATACTGATGGTGTAACAGTAATAGAGTTAATGCTAGGCGCTCCAGGAATAAATAAAGCATTATTGGCAAACGGTGAAACAGAAAAAGTTTTCCATACATGATACCAATAATTCCAATAAAGACCCTCACCGTTGTACTGTTCAGTAAAATTGTAGAAGTTGTCAAAAATCATAAACCAATTTTTGTCAACTAATACAGCTGGAATTGCGTCTAAGGCTTTCAATTCTTCCGAACTGATTTCTTCATATGTTGTATCACCAGCAAACAATTCCGCTAATCTTTCTGTATCAAGTGAACCAAAACTGTCAACAAGAACTCTTCTACCAGAAAATTCTGCTTTGTCCATATTAAATGCTGACGCTAACACTTCAACATCCATAGTTGCGTCAAAGGTAGAATTGATAAGCATATACTGGTCTGTTTTTGGTGAATTGTTTGCTACACCTGCAAGATTGTAGTCGGCACTTAAGAATGTAAATTTGTTAGAAGTACCTTTGATTACAGAAACTATCGACTTCATGTTTTCTGTTGATACTGTTGGAATTTCTACAGGGTACATATGACCATCTAAAATATGCCTTGCCAATAAGTATTTCATTGTCTGAAATTCGTCATAGTTAGCACCTGTATACATTGCGTCTACAATCTTAGCAATAAGGTCTGTAATTCCCTGCCAACTAAGAAAAGCCTGTCTAAGCTGGTCATTTGCAATAGTAGCTTTGTAATATTTCTGGTAATTCATGATATGAAATGCTGCTCTTACATCTGGAATTTCACGCTTAAAGATATTACTTTCCGCCACAGCTGGGTCAAACTGAAATGGTTTTGCAATGTTTACAAAAATTTCTTCCACAGTTTCACCAAATTCAAGCAAACCTTTTTTAAAAAAAGCCCACGGGTTATCATACATTTTGGAAGTGATAAGCACACGCCCAATTCTGTTTACCAGTGCGGACAGAAATTCATTCTGTAAAGCCGGATAGTCCATGATAACTGCGCCAATCTGTCTAACGCTGTCAGCGTCAGCTGTAGCCTTTGGCACATAATCACGGTAATTCTGTGATGCATTGTTTCTGATAACGTTTAAAATATCAACGCTTGAATTTGTAAGTGTTACGATTTTTGGTTTAGTAGCCATTTATTCATCCCTCTCTTTCTTTAAATAACTCATCAAAAGTTTTGGTTTCACCATCTTCTTTTACATCTTCATCCTGTTCTTCTTTAATATCATCACCAGATCTTCCAGAAAAACGTTCCATGTACTTCTTGCGCCAGCTTGCGTCCATTTCATCATATTTCTTCTTCCAATCTGTTTTGTCAGCTACCCTTGTTTCATAATCAGAAAATGTATCTGTAACATCTTCCATTAAGGAAATAGCTTCATCTGATGTATCATCACCTAACTTTGAACGAATAGATGTAATGATTTCATCTTTTGACTTAATAGCCATATCACTTCACCTCCTTCCATTTTGTTGTGTCGAATAATTCAGATAATCTGATACTCATAGGGTGATTTGGTGATAACATAACCACACCGTTCTGAACCATTAATGTAAAACCACTAACATGCTGATATACACCGTCTTTAAATGGCATTTTATAACCTCCTTTTTAAGTATAACCATATTGGCATTTTTGAAGTCCATTCGCCGCCATTTTGAGGCGGGTTTTGTGGTGGAACGTATGAATTATTATACCATTCATACCAATATCTTGCGTTTTGCTGTCTAGCTGGTTGATTTCTATTTCCAGCACGTTCAAAATCATTAAGAAAAGCGTAGGCAAGATATTCAGGGTCTTTTGTGCTAACCTTAAACTCTTCAAATGTTTCTGGATAATCTGTAGTTGGTATCCACTGACCTGTTGGAACGGTTTGATTTACAAGCCAATCAAGCTGTCCATAACCATCATCATGTGCATATCCATTTTCATCAGCCCATTTTGTATAATTTGTTGATGGGGTCCATTGGAAAAGACCAAAACCCAACGATGGATTTACTGTTAAATTCTGCCAAATTCCAGGGTTTACGGAGGACTCTCCTAAACTATATAGCCCACCAGCATTACCTAAAATACCACAAATACTTTCTACAGTAAAACCATTATTTAATAATGTGTTGAAAATTATTGTAGCGTTATTCTGCATTTCTCCTATTGACAACCATCTATTACCTTTTATCCATTCATTTACAGCACCGTTTTCCCACCTCCACAATTCTAACCAATTACCTTTGCTGTTGTTAGCATTAATAGAAACCTGTTCTGCTAATGGAACGTTAGCTGTATGTGCGCCCATTGTTCTTGTACCATCAAAAGCCATTTCTGTGTGTCCTGTTCTAATTAAAATATCACCAGCTTTCCATTCTTCCGATGGACTATGCTTTGTAAATCCTAAAACTCTTAAACATGCCGCTTCTGTACCAGTCCAGAATGGGTACGAACTTCCACCATTGGCAGTTTTAACATCAAAACCACCGGCTACCAGAGCATACCAGATAAAAGATGAACAATCATAATAAGTGATACCATTTACTGTTTGCTGGTTCCGGTATGTCTGTGAATAGCCAACGTTATCAGCGGCACATTTTTCTACAGCCCAATTATAAGCGTTCTGTATAGATGGCATTTAATCACCATATTTGTTAATAATTGGCAATAAGTCATTTACGCAATTCTGGACTTTTTTTGCGTCATAACCAGCTTTATAAAGATTGTTTTTTCTTTCATCACCATTTCCAAAAGAACCACCGATAACTAATAACGCAACTGAAATAGTTTGCGGTAAGTTAATAGCTGTGACGTTCATATCACTCCTCCTTATCAAGCTTGTCTGATAGCTTAGTGATAGCAACTGTGTTGTTATTAAGTGCTTCACTAAGTTTGTTCATTTCTACTTTGTGCTGTTCATCTGATTTTACCATTCTCCAGAACAAAGCACCGCACATTACAATGGGAAAACCTAAACTCCCAACAAGTTGAATAATAGTGTTTGCATCCATATGCAAAACTCCTTTCTTTTTTAATATTGTATCATTTTGCTTGAAAAAAGTCAATATATGTGTTATAATAAATTATGAAAGGGGGTGTTTTTTTGAACAGTGCATATTATGATGGAACAAAAATACTTAGTATGTTAGACATAAATGGTAACAAACCAGAATTATATATGATTACAAGTAATCGCACTGGTGGAAAGACAACCTATTTTGGCAGATTGTGTGTTAATAGATTTAAAGAAAAAGGCGAAAAATTTGCTCTTATTTATAATTATGAACTAGATGATTGTTCTGATAAGTTTTTTAAAGATTTATCTTCTTTATTTTTCAATAATAGCATAATGACTAGCAAAAGAAAGGCTTCTGGTATATACCATGAACTGTTTTTAGATGATGAACCATGTGGATACGCTGTTTCATTAAATAGTGCAGACCAATTAAAAAAATATTCGCATTTATTTAGTGACGTAGAAAGAATGATTTTTGATGAATTTCAAAGTGAAACAAACCATTACTGTTCTGATGAAATAAGAAAATTCATTTCTATACATACAAGTATAGCAAGGGGGCAAGGTAAACAAAGTAGATATGTTCCTGTGTATATGTTAAGCAATCCTGTATCAATAATAAATCCTTATTTTGTTGAGTTAGGTATAAGTGAAAGACTTAAAGATGATACAAAATTCTTGCGTGGTGATGGATTTATTTTAGAACAAGGCTTTATAGAAACCGCAAGCAGAGCGCAAAAAGATAGTGGCTTTAATAAAGCATTTTCTAAAAACACTTATGTTGCTTATAGTAGTGAATGTGTATATCTAAATGATAACAAGGCTTTTATAGAAAAACCAAAAGGGGTGGGAAGATATATATGCACTATTAAATATAAAGGTGTTGAATATGGTGTTCGTGAATATGCTGATTGTGGTGTTATTTATATTGATGATAGAAGTGATACTACATTTAGATTAAAAATTACTGTAACAACTTATGACCATGAAATTAACTATGTTATGCTAAAAAGAAACGACATTTTTCTTGCAACACTTAGATTTTACTTTGAAAAAGGTTGCTTTAGGTTTAAAGATCTAAGATGTAAAGAAGCACTACTAAAAAGTTTAAGTTATTAAGGTATCTGCTTTTGTAATACTTAATGTGAAGATGTGGAACGCACAGGTGAAAGATACTGCCACAATTCATGTCGGTAGCGTACCGCATTAAGTACCCAAAAGTTACAGATATAAATTAAAAAAGCTGATAGAATTATTCTATCAGCTTTTTTTTGTATTAATTTTCAATCAATATTATATCACCATCACTATCAACTCTTACAGCTGTTATTTGCTTAAGCACTTTGACACCATTATGCCGCCTTTTATCTAAGAAAAATACTTCATTTCTGATATTAGTTTTTTCACAGTCAATAGCTTTTTTCTAATGTGTTATATAATTCTTCTATAGTCATGCTCATAATCTCACCTCATTTTATATGGCGTTTCAACTAACAATATTCCACCTCTTATTCTTTTTGGTCTTAATTTTCCCGGTACACACAACCCTATAGTAAAATCATCTAATTTTCTAGTTGTTTTTAAAAACTCTTTTTCTTCATCTGTATAATTTTCATCATCTTCTTTTGGTCTAAATCCTTGCATTGATAATTCAAATAAATTTTTACATTTTTTAGGCATACCAGCGCATTTTATATTGAAATAAGGTTTTTCAATGTCTTGTAAATTCTCTTTAACAATATGCTCAATATATGTTTTTTGTCTGGCAAAAATGCCTACATCCCAGCAACTTTCTGGTTTCCAGCAACAAAAATTTTTATCATGTATAGTTACACCTTTTACCTTATCCCACGGTAAGTCGCAATGAATACTATCAGTATCAGCATATATAAAACCAGATTTATTTTTACCATAATAATTTTTCTGTGCCGCTCTTATGGTAAAATTTCTTGCATAACTTGTAATCGCAGAACCTACTGGTATATAACCAGGTTTTTTACTGTTCTCTATACAAGTCATAAATCCAATAGAGTAATCTTCTTTTATATATGCTACTTTAAATGAACTGTCTGTACTACTTGCCATTTTACCGTATAAATTATTTAAAAATAATTTTGCTAATTCTCGTAACGCCCCCTTATTATTCATTTTCATGGTTTTATACTTTTCCATGTATTCATCAAATAAACCTATTTCTGAATAAAACCA